CTAAATTACAAGCTTTAGGAACATATCGAGACTTGTGTTTCCGCGGTCAAACACGATGTGGTCAACGACATTCCGCATCATGTTTCCTTTCTGGACATAATCTGCGGAATCATCCTGTAAGACTGTAAGCAGAGCAGAAATGTTCTGCTTCATTTTTTTGTCCATTTCTTCTTTAGACATGTCGGTGTTTGAAATCGTCAGCAGTTTGATATTTTTTTCAATGGCTGCACGTTCTTTTAAGAGCGCGGCTTTGTTCGCTTTGTATTCCTCTAATGAGTCAATCTCATTCAAATAGGCGGCTTTGATCCGCTTTTCTTTATTTTCCACTTTTTGTAACTGTTTTTCAAGATCCGCAAGTTTGGAGTCTGCATCAGCGGAGGCAGAGGAGATTACCGTATAAACGATTGCAGGAGAGTGCAGGATGCTTTCCAGATATTCGATTACCATTTTTTCAATAGGGTGGATGCCTATGTAGTGCGATTCATTGCAAAATCCCTTCGCGTATTTCCAACATTGGAAACCTCTGCTGTTTTTTGTACCGGAATATGCCAGTGTACCACCACAAGACGAACAGATCAGGAGTCCACTTAGCCAGTGTTTGGCTGCAGATACATCTCTGGATTTGGTCTTTCGCATATTCATGGCAAGGTGTTTTTTGATTTCTTCCAGTGTGGCTTTATCCCACAAAGGTTCCCAGTTGCCTTTGGTGTATATAACTTCATCTGCCGGTTTTAGTTGTCGCCCCCGATCCGTATAGTTCCACCGGGAGATACCGGCATAAAACGGATTTTCTAGTACATAGCGCACGCCGCGGGCATCCCAGAGGTTTCCATGTTTCGTGCGATAGCCCTGTTCGTTGAGTTTTCGTGCAATCTGCAGCAGGGAAGAACCGGAGAGCAGTAGATCTTTCATCATGATCGGGATCTGTACGGTTTTCGGATCTTTTTCCGGAGGTTTTTTATTGCCCGGGGACTGGTAGCCGATCGGGGCATCCCCTTGATAATGTCCACGCAGCGCATTTTGTGTCATGCCGCGCATCACTTCCCCGGAGAGGCGGATGGAGTAGTATTCGTCCATCCACTCGATGATCCGCTCGATCAGGGAGCCAAACGGTCCGTCGATAAGTGGCTCGGACACGCTCACCACATCGACGTTGTTCTTTTTCAGGAGTGATTTGTACACAATGGATTCCTCCTGATTCCGGGCAAAACGGGAGAATTTCCACACGATGATCGTATCGATCGGGTGCTCTTTGGACTTCGCCAGCGCAATCATCTGTTGAAATGCAGGACGTTTGTTTGCTTTCCGACCGGAGATCCCGTTATCCTGAAAAATATATTCCATGGGGATATCGGTGTGGTTGTTTTTTGCATAATCCATCAGCAGACGAAGCTGCGCATCCGGGGAAAGTTCTTCCTGCTTGTCGGTGGATACACGGATGTAGATGGCGCCGGTTTTGCGTTCAGATAAGGTTTCTTTCATGGCATATTACACCTCTTTCTCTATAGTGTATGTTTTTGGGTACAAAAATAACAGCCTGCGTCAAACGGGTGTTCCGCTTGCGAAGCTGCTCCGAGAATGATACAATATGCTTGTCTAGGGCTTCTGTATCATTCGGGAGCTTGCCGCCTTGCTTTGGTAGAGCAGGGCGGTTTTAAATTGACAAAAATGTATGTATGACATATAATACACTTAACAGGAAAGCCGATAGATAGGTGTCAGCTATCTACTCCGGCGAATCAACAAGTTTAAATAACCGTCAGTTCTTACCAGGAGCAGGACGGTTATTTTTTATGTCTGAAATTACAAACTAGTGTAACAATAGCACATATCATTATCACAAATGTGAACAGATCAGAATATGTAACCATCGGCATCATCCCCCTTCACAGGCTCGGAGTAGATGCAACCGTTCCTCGGCTTCCCAGGTAAGTGTATTATATCGTCAAGGTGCTTGTATTGTTTTTTCATCAATTGCGCATGCAATATTTAATATATCTTATCCAATCTGGAATATGATCAATACATTCGTTTAGGGAAGTATTGTTTAATTCTTTAATGGTAGATAGTCCCTTTAGGTATTGCATATATAGAGAAGGCTCAGTATTTCGTGTTTGAATTTCATACTCAGCATGTGAGTCCACAAATTCATTTGCATCCTCTAAGGAATCGAAAACTTTTGTGGCACGTTTATTTCCTGGTTTTATTATCGCATATTTGGTAGGCGATTTATAAAGATTTATTTTTCCAACATAACATATCCCTGAATAGTCAACATTGAACCCTCCACTGGATAATCTGGTTAATTTGACACAAGAAGGGGATAAATTTGCGGAAATAAGTTGTTCAGAAAATTGCTGAAAAAACTGTGTTTCAATATCGTTTAATATATTATAATTATTTTGTGGAGGCACTGTGCTAGACACAATTTTCATGTTAAAGGAATTTTCTGCATTGTTAGCCTTGTTTTTGGGTGAAATATTACAGCTTGAATGTTGATTTCTTAAGCTGTTATTGTTTCTTAAAAATTTATTTAAAAATGTTTGAAATGGATTCAAAATAACCTCCGTGCAATTTGATTATAGGTGTAGTAAAGTTGAGGAAACTTTGATTAATTAAAAGGAAGTTCCTCATCAATTTCAGGGAAAGGAGGTTCTTCTGGATCAGGGATATTCATAAATCCATCGGAAATGAAAGAGGGTTCTTTATAATCCCATGCCTTTAATAAGCGGGAATTATAAAAAGAACTCTGGCAGCCACATTGAGGACAATATCTTGCATTGGATGGTAGCGGAGATGTATTTGAACATTCGTCATTTATACATCTGTTTACCAAGTTATTTCCGCATATTTGGCAGAAATCCCCTTCAATATTTGTTATTTCATTGTGACAAGTAGGACATTCTTTTAATTTCCCGTTTTCGTAAGTATCTAATAAAGGATATTTCATCTGATCTCCATCTCCCCATTCTAAAGTTTTTTTGTTTCCACATATAGGACAATAATTTCCATAGCGCTGGATTATTCCGGCATCACATTTTTTACATTTTCGTTTATAGATAAAATCATAATATAAATGAAAAATATGATTATCATACTCGTCCTGAGCATTAATATGAGATTTCCATTCTACAAACTCATAATAACGACGTTTTGCTGCTTTATCCGAAATTTGGCATATATCCTTTAGTTGTTTTTGATTCATTATTTTAAAACCAAGAAGAGCTGCATGTGGAACAAGAATTAGCTGAGCGAAGTAATTAGCTTCAAGTTCGGCAATTTTATAGTTGTAATCATCAATATTTTCTAAAAAGAAATCACCGCGTAACAATTTCTCTTTTGAGCACAACTGGTGGTGCTTTAAAAGTACATGACCTAGTTCATGAGCTAAATTCCAACGTACTCGGTTACATGACGTGATGTTTAAATCTAGATCATTATAATAGATACAGTATTTATTTTTTGAGTGGCAATAAACGACATAAGAATCTTTGGTTTCTGCACTGATGATAAGTTCGCCATATGATATCCCGTGTTTTCTCACCTGACTGCTATAAGTTATCATTTTAATATTAGAATAAGAACGGATAATTGTGCCAATTTTTACAGGTATGGATAATTGGTTGCTGCGTAATAGAGCAGAATAAACTATATTTTTTATCTCGTTCCTTCTATTACTCGATATTTCCAGAGTCATCTTCCTCCCAATTGTAGTCATCAAAGTTTGCCTTAAGAATATTCATTAGTTTTGTTTTTTCTTTATCTGACATTTTACTGCGTTCTCGTTGAATAATTGTTAAATCAATATCACTACTGATTGAATTAGTAGACATCTCATTTTTTTCCATAGGAACATCATAGCCAAGTAACCATGCTTCATTTATTTGCAAAACCTTACAAATAGAAAAAATCCTATCTTGTTTTGGTTTTGTATAACCAGACATGTATTGACTTATTGCGGATTTTGGAATCTTTGTTGCTTCAGATAGTTCAATTGGTTTTATATTACGAATTACTAATGCTTGTTTTAATCTATCTTTTAATTCTGCAATTGGTTGAGACATAATAACAACCTCCTTTTTCTTGTATTATAATAGGAAAGTTTAAAAGCGTCAATAAAAAAGTTTAAAAAGTTTCAAAAAATATATTGACAGAAAAGTTTCAAAATGTTAAACTTTATATAGTTTCAAAATTTGAAACAAAATCTATAGGAAGGAGTTAGTAAATGGCATTTGATTACAGCAAATTGAGAGGAAAGATTGTTGAAAAATATGGTAGTCAGTCTGCATTTGTAAGGGCTTTTGGAACATCAGAAAATACTTTTTCACTGAAAATGAATAATAAAGTAAGGTTTACATCTGATGACATTGTTAAAATTTCAAAGATGCTCGATATTCCAGAAGGGAAGATTGGCTTATATTTTTTTAGTCAAAAAGTTTAAAAAAACTAAACTAATGGTGGGAATATGAACAAATCAGAATTTATGACACAGCAGGAAAGAGAAGCGTATCGCATCGGATATGAACGTGGAAAACAGGAAGGTCTTAAGAAAGCGTCACTGCTCATTCAGTTGGTGGCATTAGATAGTAACGATTTTAAGGAGAGTATTCTCCAGAACAGCAAAGAAGCTGTTGAGTTGAGAAAAATTTTTATAGAGAAAGGTGAATAACATGAGTGATTTAATTAACATTGACATGGAAAACCAGACAGTTTCAGCAAGAGAGTTACATGAAAAATTGAATATTGGAACAGCATTTAAGGATTGGTTTCCGAGAATGGCTGAGTATGGATTCGTAGAAGGCACGGATTTCAACATGCTCAAAATTGAGCGGGTTCAAATGGAAGGAAGTAGAGAAGTGAGGCGAGAGGTTACAGATTATAACATTTCTGTTGATATGGCAAAACAGATTTGCATGATTCAGAGAACACCAGAAGGCAAAGCCGTGCGTCAGTATCTTATCGATTTAGAGAAGGCATGGAATACACCGGAACAGGTATTTGCTAGAGCGTTAAGGATGGCAGATCAGACAATCAGCAGCTTAAAAGATAGATGCAAATTTCTCGGTGGACAGGTTGTGGAACAGCAGAAGGTTATTGAACAGTTAGAGCCTAAAGCATCATATTACGATCTGATTCTCCAGTGTAAAGATCTTATTGCGACAACTGTTATTGCTAAAGATTATGGCATGTCAGCAAAGAAGTTTAATTCTATGCTTCATGATATGGGAATTCAATATAAACAGGGAGATATATGGGTACTGTATTCCAAATATCAGGGACAGGGATATTTGAAAGCAAAAACGCACAACTATGCAGATGGAAATGGAGTGCAACATTCGAAAGAACATGCATATTGGACGCAGAAGGGAAGGCTGTTCCTTTATGATCTTCTTAAGCAAGAAGGTATTTTACCACTGATAGAGAGGGAATATGTGGCTTGATTTTTAATAACAGAAAGGAGATGAGAGAGTGTGGATTTCAAGAAAAAGATGGAAGGTGCTTGAAAAAAGAATTGCTGACCTTGAAAAGCAAGTTCAAAGCCAGCAGAAAAAAGTAGATGCCATTTGTGATTTCCGGCTAGAAAGACAAAAATTGCTTTCTAAAGCTGGTCCGAAGCATCATTGGGATTAGCAAAACCTATTCTTCTTGCGGGTTTAGTTTTATCTTCACGTTCAACAGATGTGAGTAAGAAATTGAGTTGGCTGGCGTGCTGAATTAATTGGGACTTTTTTCCATTTACTAAACCATAAAAATAGAGGATATCAGGGTTTTGATAACCGAGACTTGTGACAATCATGGTGATTGATGTCCCGAATGAAGTTAAACGGAGCGCAATTTCATGGTCATCATCAAGGGATGCTTCAAAATTATGAATTTGCTCAAGAATTTTTTCGTATTTCCAGTCGGCCAAGTCATAATTACGAATGGTAATTGGTTCAATAAAATTATTCATATGAAAATTTCCTTTCATAATACTCGGACGCGGCAACGTCCTGTAAGGAGATTATATCACAAATGGAAGATTCAGAAAATTAAGAACCGCGTACAGGCACAGTTAATAACCTATTAACAGGAGGTGGGCTTATGGCAAGATATCCAAAGAAAGCTACATATAGAACCTTTGTGATCGATTTTAAAACCGGTGAATGGAAACAAATTGATCCCAAGGATATACCTCAGAACAAAATTGATGAGTTGTGTGACAAGTTTGCGCTTGGCGCAGGTTATAAGCGCGTAGAGTAGCCACTGCGGTGGCTGTGCGGACAAGCTAAAGGAGAAAAGCAGATGAGAAACAAAGTATTTACAGCCAGAGTTGCGGTTATGGCGATCAGAGCAATGGCAATGAATTCAACCGGCATGGGTGGAGTGATTGCAGCGGTCATGGTGATTGTCGGTGCAGTTATAACATTTGCAGCATACACATTGGAGCGGCTGGAAAGTGAACGTCGTGAAACTGAGCGTCGTATACAGCAGCTACGGAAAGTCAGGAAAGGAGAAAAATGCACATCAGTGAAATAAAGCGTATGTATCCGCAATATCCGAATGAAGCTTCGAATCTCACGTACCCGCGAAAGGAAAAGAAAAATGATGGGGATTTCAAGGAAGTGTTGGATGTGGAAATAAAAAAGATGGAATCAGCCGACCAAAGCAATGATTCCATCTAATTGGGGGGTTGTTTCTCTCTCGGGAAACAAAAGAAAAATAAGCATTAAAATGCTATGCTATTATTTTACAAAAAATATATTTAATGTGCAAGTGGAAAATATGAATTTAAGTCAGATTGAATCCCTTGTAAGTGCGTATTTGCACTGCAAGGATGCAGAAAAGATTCTGAATAATGCAGGATCATTTATTTACACAGAGGCAGCGTGTCCACTTATGGACGAACCGATGGAGCAGATCTATGCGGTGCTGATAGACGGGCAGGATGATGAGACAGCGGACTGGATCTATGATCTGCTGCAAAAAGGTGAAGCAAAGGCAATCTATGATCTGCTGCAGGAAGGAGCCGACAATGGAAACGATCCCAGATAATTATGATTTCTTCCGGATGCATGAGGATGAGCAGGACAAATGGCTGGAACAACGGCCGGTGTGTGTCTGCTGCGGTGATCATATTCAGGGTGATTATTGTTATGACGTTGGCGGAGAAATCTACTGTGAAGATTGTATGGTTTCATGCTTCCGGAAGGTGGTGTGATGTATTACAGACCCTGCCCCTATTGTGGGGCACATCTTGATCCGGGTGAATCATGTGACTGCCTGGAAAAGAAAAAGGAGAACAATAAAAACATCCTTGCAGCATATAGAAGTGGCAGGGATGGACAGATGGAAATGAAGTTGGAGGATATGATGTATGGCACTTAAATCGTGGGAAGAAATGCGCAAAATTGACGTAACTCCATATTGCCAGGAACGGGATGGAATGACGTATCTCAATTGGGCAAAATGTATTGATTTGCTGCATGAGAATGGTGCAAAGAAAGTTTACTGGGTGCCGATTCCGGATGAGGGAACGGGAAGTTCTTTGCGTATGGTTTCAAAAGATTTCACAGATAGCAAAGGAAATACAAACCGATGCTATGAGACACGGATACATGTCGTTATTGATGAAAATGAGTATGAAATGCAGTCACCGGTGATGAATGGCTCCAATCCGGTCAAGGATAATTCCATGAGCCAGCAGAGGGTATGGAACAGTATGTGCCGGTCCTTTGTAAAGTGTGTGGCAATTCATACGGGGCTTGGATTTAACCTGTGGCTCAAAGAAGAAATGCAGCCTTTTAACAACATCATTCCTCGGAATGAGGAGAAGCCGAGCCCGGCAAATATTAAGATACTGAAAGACCTGTGCCTCAAACATAAGGTGAATCTTGAATACTGGATCACGAGCAACGGAAAGACTTGGGACAGTTTATCAGCAGAAGATGTTGGTACAATGCTGAACAGTCTGAAATCGAAGTATGGTGATGACTGATGTATACGATGGTAGATGTGAAGCAGTACCGGGAAAACAGTGATGGAACAGATCTTGTTGTTTCCGTTCAGGGAATGAAACTTGGTGGTCTGCTCCAGAGAAAGAAGATCAAGAATGCAGAGATCCGCTTTGATGATGGGCGGCATATCTCTGCGGAGCAGAGGAAGAAAGCATATGCAACGATCCGGGATATTGCAGACTGGACAGGCTATCCACCGGAAGAAATGAAGGAACGGATGAAGTATGAGCATATGATCCGTACAGGAGATCCTTATTTCAGCCTTTCTAACTGTTCGATGGATACCGCGCGGGAGTTTATCAATACGATCTTGGAATTTGCTTTAGAGTGGGGAATCCCACTTTCAGACAATGCGATTGACCGGACGGATGATATCGGGCGGTATCTGTATTACTGCCTAATGCATAAAAAGTGTGCCATCTGCGGCAAGGATGGGGAAATCCATCATGAAGATGCAATCGGTATGGGAAATAACCGCCGGAAGGTGGATGATTCGGGTTATAAGAAGATCTGCCTGTGCAGGGAGCACCATACGATTGCTCACCAGATGGGAGTGATCCGGTTCCGGCAGATGTATAAGGTGTATGGAATTGTTGTGAAGGCGGAATGAAAATGACATTTGAAAGGTGGCGAGAAGTGCTGATTCGGGAGGTGGAGTGATTGGATGGCAACTACATAAAGCTGAGCCGCGGGCTACTGGAATGGGAATGGTACACAGATATCAATACAACCCGGCTGTTTATCCATATGCTTCTGAAAGCCAACTGGAAGGATGGAAATTTCAAAGGGACAACGGTTCCACGTGGATCGTTTGTCTCATCCATCGGGAAGCTGTCGGGCGAAACAGGGCTTACGGAGCGCGAAATCCGCACCGCAATTTCACATCTGAAAAAGACAGGCGAAGTGACAAGCAAAACGACAAACAAATTTACTGTATTTACAGTGGTTAAGTACGATTTGTACCAGACAACCGACAAGCAAAATGACAGGCAACCGACAGGCAACCGACATTCTAACGACATTCAAACGACAACAATAGAAGAAAAGAAAGAAGGGAAGAAGGAAAGAAACACACCCCCTATATCCCCCGTGGAACGGTTTGCAGATTTTGCCGCAGCCTATCCGAAAACCTGCATTGGTTATCTGGCAGAGACGGAATACTGCAATGCGGTTGATGCCGGAGTGTCGGAAGCTGGCCTGATTGCAGCGGCAGAGAATTATGCTATTGCCTGCCAGCGGAAAAAGACACCAGCCCGGTACATCAAGAACCCGGAGAACTTTTTGAAAGAAAACCTGTTTATGCAATACCTGGAAGGAGTGGATGATGGACCAGCAGATGAAAAACATGATCAACGGAATACTGAAGCGTGTGAAAAATCGCTCAACGAACTGCTTGAAGAACGCGGATGTTCAGGATGTTTCGAAGGGTTCTGATGTGTGTCCAGTCTGCAAGGGCAGCGAATGGATTCTGACCGAAAAGGACGGTATTGAAACAGCCGTGCCGTGTAAGTGCCGGGAGCGTGCGATCATGTTGCGGCGGTTGCGGTTTGCGGATATCCCGGAAGCATTCAGGGGAATGGAACTGAAAACATTTCGGATGGATGTGTACCGGGAGCGGGACAGCAGGAAGAAAGTGTCGGATGCCTGCCGGATCATAAAAGCGTACCTCGGGGATTTTGAGAACCAGAGGGAGCAGGGGATGGGACTGTTTATCTGGTCCCGGACAAAGGGCAGTGGAAAAACAAGGATTGCGGCAGGGATTGCAAACGAGCTGATGAAAAGCTACGCAGTCAAATTTGCGGTATCACTGACCATCCTGCAGGAAATCAAGAATACATGGCGGCGGGACGCGGAATACAGTGAGAGCCGTTTGCTGGATGCACTCTGCACCACAGATATCCTGGTCATTGATGATTTTGGAGTGGAACGGCCGGCAGACTGGATCAATGACAAGCTGTACCAGATCATCAATGAGCGTTATATAAACCGGAAAGTGACGATTTTCACAAGTAATGAATCTCTGGAAACGCTGCAGTATGATGACCGCATCACGAACCGGATCAAGGAGCGAACCTACCAGATCGCATTCCCAGAAGAAAGCGTGCGGGATCATATCGCAGAGCTGCATCAGGAGGACATGATCCGGAAGCTGATGGACGGTTGAAACACCAGCGAAAGCAAAAGAAACCATTGCAAGTGCGGAATTATAGTTATCACAAAAGCCATGTTCTTAACTTGCCGACACCGGGGCGGCAATCACCCCATTACCAAAAGGGGTGAGAGAAATACATAAAAGCAATAAGGACAAACGTCTGGAGCGTGAAAATATAAAGCTGATCGGGCAGATCCAAGGATACGAAGATTCCAAGCCGGAACATCGGGACCCGAAAGCATACAAGAAATTTAAGGCAGAGCCTACTTACTACGGCAGCGGCAGGATTTGCAGCTATGGGGACAAGACGAAAGTCTGTGATCCGAGTTGCAGATTTTGGAACATCTGTGTAAAAGGGAGGAATGTTGGAAAGGAGAATAAATGCACAGAGTAAATCAGAGAGAGCGGTTGATCCCGATGAACATATACCGGAAAGAGATTGCAAGGGCGCGTCTGGGGGATAATATTGCGAACCATATGGGATTTATATTTGCCCTTGCACTGTATGACAAATTTGATCTGACATTTAAGCAGATCACGAACTATTACACCAAAACAGTAAACAAGCGTGGCAGGACGATGATAATGAAGATGTTACAAGCGAAAGCATGATGGAGTATTGCCGGAAACGGAAAATTGATGTGGTCGGCTGGGTAAAGTCGATACCAATGTCGCAGAAGCTGTACATGGCAGATATTCAGAAAGGGCGTGCGGTGCTTGGAGCAGACCGCAATATCGAAAGCGCACTGGCATCCACAATGTACCTGACAATTCCCACACTGAAAGAATCGTACCGGTTCTCGAATGCCAAGATCGAGGAATTTATGAAGTGGGTTGCCTATTACATTGATTCCTACTGGAGAAAACAGCCAAAGAGCAAAGAACACTATCTGTCAGATGCGATTATCCGGCAGACGTTTATTGAGGATGAGCATTGGGATATTGTTACAGGAGAGGCGGTGTAAACATGACGAATAAAGAAAAATATGGAAATGAGATTATAGAACTTGCGGTAAACGGAGGAGTGTTTGGATTAAAAAATGGAAAGCCTGCACTTTGTAGAAAAATTAAATGTGAAGAGTGTGATTTTTGGGATAAATATTCAGTTTCGTGCAAAGGTAGTACGCATAATTTCCGCGAATGGCTTAATTCGGAGTATGTTGAGCCTCCTGTTGATTGGAGTAAGGTAGCAGTCGATACGCCGATTTTGGTAAGAAATAGCGAAAAAAATTCGTGGGAAAAAAGATATTTTGCAAAATACGAGAACGGAATAGTGTACGCATGGGGATACGGAGCAACATCTTGGAGTGCGCGCGGAAGTGGCGATATAAGCGATTGGAAAATGGCAAAGCTGGCAGAAAGTGAGGGATAGTCATGGAGAGATTAACAGTAAAATGGGCGGATAAAGTCTATGACACATTTGACCCTGTAGACATTGTAGATAATGAGTATTCAAAAGCGAATTACAATAAAATATTAACCAAGCTAGGAGATTATGAGGACTTAGAGGAACAGGGCAGACTTATCAAACTGCCTTGTAAGGTGGGAACGGATATTTATTACATCTTAGGTATTCCGAATGAAACACCATGCACAATCGACAGTTGTGTATTTGAACTATCAGATATACACGAAATTGGCAAAACATTATTTCTTACGAGAGAAGAAGCCGAAGCAAAACTGAAAGAATTGAGAGGTAGTAATGAGTAAAAGAAAAGCAATACCTAAAAAAGTAAGACAATCTGTATATCTCATGCATAACGGACATTGTGCTTACTGTGGCACAGAAATAGCTTACAAAGATATGCAGGTAGACCATGCAACACCGCTTAGGATAGGTGGAGCAGACGACATTTCAAATTACATGCCAGCTTGTAGGAGCTGCAACCACTATAAAGCTACTTTAGATGTCGAGGGATTTCGAAAGTATCTTTCAGAAATACATAAAAGGCTTATGCGTGACAGCATACCTTATCAAGTGGCGGAGCGGTTTGGAATCGTTAAGTATGTGTCTGACGATGTAAAATTCTATTTCGAAGAATTGAGAGGTGGAGAAAATGAAAGTAGTAATTGATATACCTAACGATTTTACAGGAGATTATATAGCCGACAAATTCAAAGATTTCTTTTCAAGGGTTATTGCGGATATTGATTGCAAAGGTATGTGTGGCAGATACGAGAAAGAAATTGCTGAAATGTTTTTAAAGGCATTTGATGATAGTGAAGAAAAGAATACTTGCAACTGTCAGCGTAACAGCAATTCAAGAGATAATGAGTCTTGTTGCGGATGTGACAGTAAAGTTTCAGAAAATGATGATACAAAAAACAAAGTTACATCTCTGGAAATTATCGTAAGGATGATAGACAACAAGCCATATTACGAAATCAAGTACAAAAAAGTCTGCGAAGATTATTACCATGTAGGTTACAGTTCATTCAATATTGATAATGTATTGAAATGGCGTGATGAGTGTTTTGAACTTGTTGATGCGAAAGCGACCAATGCCGACAGGATAAGGAATATGTCGGATGAAGAGTTAGCAGAGTTTCTTTGCAAAGTAAAATCAGATTATCAGTGGATGGAACATGAATTTCCGAGCGAAGAAGAACACGGCGAGTGGGAAGAATGGCTTCGATCAGAAGCAGAATAGGAGAGAGCGATGGAAGATAGATATTTATTCAAAGCAAAGCGAATTGATAACGGAGAGTGGGCGGAAGGATTTCCATTTCTTGTAAATGATGTTTCGTATATCTTGCCGCATCACAATACAGGACAGCCAATACACATAGATAATTTGCTGAGTACATCCGTTGAGGTCTCGAAATCCACCATCTGCCAGTGCACCGGACTTAAGGACAAGAACGGCAATCTGATTTGGGAGAATGATGTTGTAAAAATAAATAATAGCAAGGTGAATACGCTTATAACATTTAGGGATTTTGAAATTATATGTACAATTCCTAACGAAAAATATTATAAGCACAGACTTGAATATGATACTGAATATGAAGTTATCGGCAACATCTTTGACAATCCGGAGTTATTGGAAAGCGAGGGATAATATGACGGAGAGTGAAGCAATTAAGATATTGAAGAAAGACAGTTGTTATGAATGCGCACAAGGCACAGACAGCCCGCTTAATTGTGAATATGGGGGATGCAGGGTTGCGAAAGCTACTAGAGTAGCAATACAGGCACTTGAAGAAGTACAACAGTACCGCGCAATCGGCACACCGAAAGAATGTAGGGCGGCGGCGGTTAAGCAGACGGCGAAGAAACCTATATTTAACCATAACCTTAGTGATACTCTTTCTGTATTCCATTGTGAATGTGGAAACACAATCAAAGTCAGTCACGATATAGGAATAATGGATAACAACAATGCGCCAAATTACTGTAGTAAGTGCGGTTGCAAGTTTGATTGGAGTGATGAAGAATGATGTTTCAATCGTGCATAAATTTCATTCTGCTAATACTTATAGCCATTAGGTTAGATATTCTAACAAAATTTGGAGTTAACCTTTTTTGCGTTCTGTCAGTTGTAGGGATGATTGGACATGAGGTTTTTGATTATTTGAAGAAAGGAGATAAAAAACGATGAGTCTGATTGATGCAAATGCACTAAAAGAATATTGCATGAATGCAAGTAAATCTGATGATGATTTTAGGAGAGTAAGTTTGGCAACATTGGCAAGCGTGATAGATGCACAGCCGACCGCCTACGACCAGGACAAGGTTGTGGAGCAGTTGGAAGACTATAGTAATGAAGAAACACACTATTATAAAAACACTCCATATGAAAAATGCATAGAAGAGTGCATAGGCAAAGCAATCCAGATTGTGAAAGGTGGTGGAGTGAATGGCAAAGAGCAGAGCCAGTAAGATGAACGGATATCGTAGCATGGTAAGCCGTCAGAAAAACGATGTTTTTAAATTTAAATCTAAGAAGAAAAAGAAAGGGTGATTGTATGGCTAAAGCAGTATTGGTTATGGATATGCCGGAACAGGTGTGCCAGAAATGCACATTGTGCTATGAGACAGAGGATGACGAATATATGTGCTGTGCGGCAGGAAAACTTTTACCAGACGGAGAAAAGCCGGATTGGTGTCCGCTTCGGGAACTGCCGAAGAAAGCAAATCATCCTGCTTATTGTGATAATGGAAGATTTGATAAAGGCTGGAATGCCTGCATAGATGAGATTTTAAAAGCAAATGGAATGAGAAAGGAGTAATGACAGAAGCCTTGGTAGACCAAGGTTGACCGCCTAAAGGTGAAGAAAGGCGAGAACAAAAGGAATTTAATTTGCAGTGCAGCAGGCACTATGGGAAGCCGTAATTCCTTATCCACGGACACAGGATTATTTCTGTTAAGTGGTTGTCATGAAAAGATTAAAAGTATGTTGGGTAAGCGCAGGAATATCAAGTTTTATGGCTGGATATTTAGCAGGGAATGTAGACGAATGGATTTACATTGACATTGCAGACCAACATGAGGACAGTATCAGGTTTATTAAAGATTGCGAGAAAGCAATCGGGAAAGAAATTCAGATACTGAAATCAAGCGAGTACGGATGTGTAGAGGATTGCGTGAGGACATTCGGAGGATTCAGAAGTCCGGCAAATGGGTTTGCACCTTGCACGAACTGGCTCAAAAAGAGAGTGAGAAAAGAGTGGGAGGAACGACATAAGGATTGTGAATTGACTTACGTCTGGGGATTCGACCTTAAGGAAAAGAACCGGGCAGAGCGGACGATTGAAGCAAATCCGCAAGCCGCACACGAATTTCCACTGATTGACAAAAACCTCTCAAAAGAAGAGGTACATGGATTGTTTGAACGGACTTTTGATTTTGCCCGACCTTTGATGTATGACCTTGGCTATCCGAACAATAACTGTATCGGCTGTGTAAAAGGCGGCATGGGTTATTGGAATCATATCAGAAAGGATTTCCCGGAAGTCTTTGAAAGTCGGGCGAAGTTGGAAAGAGAAGTTGGTTATTCAATCCTTAAGGACGGAAAAGGTAATCCGGTATATCTGGATGAACTTGAACCGGACAGAGGTAACATGAATACAGAGATTTTTCCCGATTGTGGGATTATGTGCTATTTGGCACAACAGTAAGGGAGTGATGGATATTAAACAGATTGCCGGACAGATTAATTTGTTTGAAGAAAAACCTGTGAATGAAATAAATGAATGTCTCGGTGAGCCTTGTGCGCATTGTGATGTTGAATGGTGTTCGATTGCGTGCTTTAAACGAAGAGGTTACCAATGGGATTTATTGCACAGATTTGTAAAGGGAAGTGATAACAAGCCCCTTAGAAGAAACATAGAAAAGAGAATTTGTAAAGAAACAAGATTTGATTGAAAGAAAGGAGCCGGAACCTATCCGGAATAAAAGGCGCGCCGGGTTCCTTTCAAAGAAAATGAGAACAGTATTGAAATATCCGGGAAGTAAATGGAACATTGCTCCCCGACTGGTGGAACTGATACCGGAACATCACAGCTATGTAGAGCCGTTCTTCGGCAGCGGGGCGGTCCTTTTTAGCAAACCGGTATCTGACATCGAAACAATCAACGATTTGGATCACGATGTTGTGAATCTTTTCCGGTGCATACAGGAAGATGCGGAACATCTGGCCAGAATGGTAATGGTTACACCATTCAGCCGTGAAAAATATGAGGATACATATAAGCTGGATGTATGGGAACTGATGATGCCGGATGAACCGTATCATAAAGCGTTACGATTTTTAATCCAGTGCTGGCAAGGGCATGGGTTCCGTACCAATGGCAGCAAGGTAGGATGGAAAAATGATGTACAGGGCAGAGAAAGAGCTTATGCATTATGGAACTGGTACCGTCTGCCGGAATGGATCATTGACATAGCGGAACGGTTGCGCATGGTACAGATCGAGAACCGCCCGGCGGTGGAAGTGATTGAGAGATTTAATTACAGTAATGTTTTTATGTACATTGACCCACCGTATGTTTTGAGTACCAGAGCAGGAAAACAATATAAACATGAGATGACAGATGCGGATCACGAGGAATTATTGAAAGCGTTACTGCAGAGTAAAGCAAAGATTATGATTTCTGGTTATGAGTCAGAAATGTATAACGACTATCTGGACGGATGGGAGAAAAAACAGTTTTCAAGCTGTGCGGAGCACGGAAAGCTGCGGATGGAAACGGTGTGGATGAACTATGAGCCAGATCAACAGATGAAACTTAATTTTTCGGAGGTGCTGTCATGATACATGGAGAATTGATAGTTGACAATTTTGCCGGTGGGGGCGGCGCTTCCACTGGAATCGAATTAGCAACCGGATACAGTGTTGATATTGCAATCAATCATGATCCAGAAGCTATTAAGATGCACAAGGCAAATCATCCAAATACAATGCATTATTGCGAAAATGTGTGGGCGGTTGATCCTGTAAAGGCTTGTAAAGGGCATCCTGTTGGACTTGCCTGGTTCTCGCCAGACTGTAAGCATTTCAGTAAGGCGAAAGGCGGAAAGCCAAAGGATAAAAACATTCGTGGTCTAGCATGGGTAGCCTTAAGATGGGCGGGACTTGTCAGACCGAGGGTGATCATGTTGGAGAATGTGGAAGAGTTTAAGACATGGGGACCATTGAACCGGCGGCATCATCCAATTAAGGCAAAACAGGGTAAGACATTTGAGCGGTTTGTGCAACAACTTCGGGAGCTTGGCTATGAAGTGGAGTTCCGTGAGCTGATTGCTGCCGATTATGGTGCGCCGACCATGCGCAAACGATTCTTTATGATCGCGCGGTGTGACGGCAAGCCGATTGTATGGCCAGAGCCAACACACGCCCCTGCGGATAGCGAAGCGGTAAAAGCAGGACTGTTAAAACCATACGTTGGAGCGTATACGCAATTGGATTTTTCTCTTCCTTGCCCGAGCATATTTGATACGGCAGAGGAAATCAAAAAGAAATATGGAATCCGTGCGGTGCGACCGCTTGCGCAAAAAACGATGGAACGGATCGCAAGAGGACTGAAAAAATTCGTTTTGGATAATCCGGAGCCATTTATTATCCAGTGCAACCACGGCGGCGAACGCAGACCGAACGACATCCGAGAGCCGATGCCTACCATTACCGGGAAGCATGGATATGGGGTGGTAGAACCATACATGGTACAGATTGGGCAGACCGGGTTCACAAAGGATCGGAGTAAGGATGTGCGGGAGCCTCTCACAACGATTGTGAGCAAGAATGAGCATTGCCTTATCAGCCCAACTCTGATTCAATATCATTCCGAGACGGTGCAGGGAGAAGTCAGAGGACAGACGATTAAAGATCCGATTATGACCGTGGATGGTTCGAACCGATACGGATTGGTTACATCCTTTTTGAGTAAGTTCTATAAATCGGGAATAGGACAAGACGAGAGAGAGCCGTTACACACGATCACAACATCTGCCGGTCACTTTGGCGAGGTTAGAGCGTTTCTGATCAAATATTATGGGGATGCTACCGGACAGGATATTGAGCAACCGCTTGATACTGTTACGACCAAGGACAGATTTGGACTTGTGACAATCGAGGGTGTGGATTACCAGATCGTAGATATCGGATTGCGGATGCTAGAGCCAAAAGAACTGTATGGATGCCAGGGCTTCCCAGACGACTACATCATAGATCACGATTACACAGGGAAAAAGTATCCGAGAAGCGAACAGGTGCGCAGATGTGGCAATGCGGTATGTCCACCAATCCCCGCCGCGCTTGTGAAAGCAAACTTGCCAGAATTGTGTGTAGCGAAGCGCACTGGCAACATGAGGATTGCGCAGGAGCAGACCGGACAGCTCCGGTTTGCGTAAACCTTAAATTTTGTGGAGGTGATGCCATGATCCAGACAGCAGAAGATAAAGTGAAAGAGTACTGCCAGTGCATTTGCAGAGAAATAGAACACTGGAAAAATATCAATCAGAACGGGTGTAATGATCCGTTCTGGACGGATGGCTGTAACATGAACCTGACACGGAACCATATCATTTATTATCAGTCAAAGATCCGTGAAATCTGCACAGAGAATCGGTTACCGCTGCCGGATGAATATTATCTTGCGGTTCCGCCGGAAGTCAATGCAAATTATATGGCAAATCTTAAGCAGAAACCACGGGTGGAAAGGTTACGCCAGACGGGGAGAATCATGACTGGATATGTCTATCAGTACGACGAGAACCAGATGAGTTTATTTTGAGCAGGCCGGACAGCTCCGGTTTGCCTAGAACGGAGGAATAAAAATAAAATTGTAGTACATTGACAATTGAATATTGACGGTTGTAGTGATATAATTTTCTCATCATAAAAAGGGGGGATGAAATTATGGAAAAACCAAAATGTAGCGATATGGGGAAGGTAATTAGAGAATGGGAAACAGGAGATTCCGAATGCAATGCTTACAGCGAACAATATGAGTGCGGCGCTGTATACAATAATAATTACATGGACATTGTGGGAAATCGGGATCATGATTGTTTCTGGGATTGCCGCCATTGCCAAAAAGGAAGAATTTAAAATGGACAACACTTTACCAACCGTCAAATTCGATGGTTGGTATTTTTTTTCGCAAAATTTGAAAGGGGGAATGTACTTGGATGAAAAAGAGATATACGAAATCTGCCAGAGTGTAGATGCATTTATTGCGGACTATCTGGCAGAATCCATTGTTAAGGGGACAAGCTACGATCTTATGGAAGCACACCACGGCATTCTTCCAATATCTCGAAATTGTTTCTACCGCCGCCGCAGGATCGTGCAGCGGATCATGAAGCAGAGACTGGGGCGGATTGAAGAGGAGAATGGTGGACAGTTGAGAGTTGTATGGGATTGAATAATTGCGACTAGAGTGATAAAATTATTCTATCATTTTATGAAAGGAGAAGGGAAATGACAGATAAAGAAAAATTGTTGGAAGCTGCTAGGAGCGCAGGGATTGTAGTAGATAATTATACTATTACAAGGGTATACGACTATAATCAAGCAAGGGTGTTTTTGAATAATATAGATAGTTCAATACACCTTGGAATGGACATGGCTTCTTTGACGTGTTCAGGAGATGTAAAAATTATGCCGATTGGTAACAACGAAATTAGATTGGTTGCAAACGACAACGGGTCTGACAATGATTTTAAGTTTGGTGGAATGTTGCTGTTAAATTCAGAAATCGATGATCCGAACAGTTCGCCGGAATTGTTTATTGAATCTGCATATGATGAAGAATGGTATCAAAAATATGCACAAGATGCTTTTAAGTATCTTGATTTTGATGACGGAAGGTATTTGATACTAAAGGATTTGAATAATGGCGATTACATATACAAAAAGGAAGATGTGCAACAATATTTCGATTTAGAAGAGGAGGCTTATTATTATGGAGAAGTAGAGCCACCACAATGTAGGAGAATTACAAAAAATACGTTTAGAGAAATGTTGGTTTATGTTAATGTACAACAATGCTTGAGAAGACATCAAGGAGATATGATATTGTTTAAAGGGAAAAACTGTACGTGCGATGAACTTGCAAATGTATTTTCTGAACGATATAAAATAATCTAATTATTTGCCAACTGCTTTTACAGCGGTTGGCATTTTTATGCCTAAAATTGGTACAAATCCACTGAATACCAATGGTAAAATTACTATAGAACAATAATTGAACAAGGGAGGGAGAAGAGTGGAGAATGAGAACGAACTGAAAAAGGAGTATCTGCGATCATATACACCAGCGGTCAGTGCTGCACGCCGGATAGAGGAAGAAATTGAGCAGTTAAGAGCGGATAAGATGGCACCGGCACTTGTCATGGATGATATGCCACATGCCCATGATCAGAAAGATCTCTCTGACTACGCTGCAAAGTTGGACGAGCTGGAGAGGAAACTTATTAAAGCACGGTATGAGCGCATAGATCTATATGCAGATATATTCGCAGATATTGAGCGTTTAGAGGATGAGACAGAAAAGGCAGTATTGACATACAGATACCTTCGGAGACAAAGTTGGGAAGAAATCTGTGTAAAGCTTGGATATCAGTGGGCGCAGGTTCACCGAATTCATGCCAGGGCATTGAAACATTTCAATCCGACGGGTGGATATTATGAGATTTTGATCAAAAAAATGAAAGATGATACACAATGATACACTTATCTGTGGTATGATTGTAGCGTGAAAGAGCGTAAGAGGAAATGATTCCCCTTGCGCTTTTTTCGTCTTTTGACTACTGGGGCATCATGAAACACAGGGGTGTCCCCCTTCTCCCTATAAAAGAAACAGGCAGGTGGTAATATTGGCAAGGAGTCCGAACCAAAAGGCAGAGAAAGCCCGAGAACTGTATAAGGGTGGAATGAAGCTGGTTGAGATTGCAAGTCAACTAGATTGCTCCGCTGCCACGATTAGAACATGGAAGAATCGTTATAAGTGGGATGCCGATGGAAACGAAACGTTTCAAAACAAAAATGAAACGAAACGAAACGTTTCAAACAAGAACGCTCCCCAAAAACAAAGTGAAGAAAAGGCTGTAGCTGATGAAGTCAAGCAGGTAATACAGAACACTGATTTGACCGATAAGCAACAGCTTTTTTGCATATATTACATTCGGTGCTTTAATGCGACCAAGGCCTACCGGAAAGCATATGGTTGCGATTATGCAACGGCTTTGGTGAATGGTTCCCGATTACTCGGAAAAGCTAGGATAAAAGATGAAATTCTCCAATTAAAGCAAGATCGTCTCAACAGAGAGTTCCTGAGTGAATCCGACATCTTCCAGAAGTATATGGACATTGCTTTTGCTGACATAAACGATTTCGTTGATATCAGTGCAGGCTTTGCTACAGCGAAAGATGGGATCGATGGGACTATTGTCAGTGAAGTGAGCAATACGCAGAGCGGCATAAAGATAAAGCTTGCCGACCGGATGAAAGCCTTACAGTGGCTTACAGATCACATGGATCTTGCCACCGAGAAGCAGAAAGCAGAGATTGCATTACTGAAAGCCAAGGTACAGACAGACGATGGCGAGGAGATTGCAGACGATGGGTTCCTCGATGCTCTGAACGGCACAGCTGCGGAGGATTGGGGCGATGAAGAAAATTAAGAGGATTTTCAAATTCCAACCATTTTCCAAGAAGCAGCGCAAGGTATTGAACTGGTGGTGTGAAGATTCTCCGGTTAAAGATAAGGATGGTATTATCGCCGATGGCGCTATCCGATCAGGAAAGACAGTGAGCATGTCACTTTCGTTTGTTATGTGGGCGATGAGCTCATTTGACGGCGAAAATTTCGGTATGTGCGGCAAGACAATCGGTTCTTTCCGCAGAAATGTATTGTTTTGGCTTAAGCTGATGCTGCGAAGCCGCGGTTATACGGTGGCAGATCACAGGGCTGACAATTTGGTTATCATCACAAAAGGAGATGTGACCAACTATTTCTATATATTTGGCGGCAAAGACGAACGATCACAGGATCTCATTCAGGGTATTACCTTGGCTGGGGTCTTTTTTGATGAAGTTGCGCTGATGCCGGAAAGTTTCGTGAACCAGGCAACCGGGCGATGCTCTGTTGATGGTTCTAAGTACTGGTTCAACTGTAACCCGGACGGACCATACCACTGGTTCAAAACCGACTGGATTGATAAGAGAGAGGAAAAGCATCTGTTGTATTTACATTTTACAATGGATGATAACTTAAGCTTGTCGGAGAAAATCAAGGAACGATACCGCAGCATGTACACTGGTGTTTTCTATCGCCGGTATATTCTGGGACTGTGGGCGATGGCAGAGGGCATTATTTACGATATGTTCGACATTGCCAAGCATGTGATTTCCAGTCTGGCTGATCTGACCAATGCAAATTATTATGTATCCTGTGATTATGGTACGCAGAATGCAACAGTATTTCTGCTGTGGTGCAAAGAACGTTCCGGGCGGTGGGTATGCTGCCGCGAGTATTATTATTCCGGTCGCGATGAAGAAAGGCAGAAAACAGATACCGAGTATGCAGATGATTTGGAGAGGTGGCTCGATGGAATAAAGCCAGTCAAAATTGTAATTGATCCATCTGCAGCATCGTTCATAGCAGAATTGAAAAAACGAGGTTATGCAATCAAGAAAGCAAAAAATGACGTACTGGACGGTATCCGATTTGTGGCATCCCTGCTGAATCAGGGGAAAATCGCAATCAGTGACCAATGCCCGAACACAATTAAAGAATTTGGATCGTACATATGGGATCAGAAAGCATCGGAGCGTGGAGAGGATAAACCGGTGAAGCAGCACGATCATGCAATGGATGCACTGAGGTACTTCTGCTATACAATTATTCGCAAGCCGGGAAGCATCGGTATTTTGAAGTGAGGTAACAATGGATATTGATACAATGAAACAACTGATAAAAAAATATGAACCCGGCCATGCGGCATTTGTGACGCGTGCGGATATAGCAGAACGTTATTACCGCAATGAGACGGACATCCTGTTCCGGGACAAACCCAAAGACAAGGAAAAAGAGGAAGCAGACAATCCGCTGCGCAATGCAGACAACCGGATTCCCCGGAACTTCCATGGTCTGATCGTAAACCAGAAAGCATCCTATGCTTTTACTGCACCGCCGCTGTTCGATGTAGGCAGTATGGCGAGCAATAAGCGCATCACGGAAACCTTGGGTGATGAGTATGCCAAGAATTGCATGGAATTGTGTGTGAATGCTGCCAATACTTCCATCGGCTGGGTGCATTACTGGCAGGGCGATAATGGCTTTGAATGGGCGGTTGTTCCATCTGAGCAGATCATCCCAGTGTTTGACCGTAGCCTGAAACGCAGGCTGATCGGACTAATGAGGATGTACCCGGATATTGACGATGCGACAGGTGACAATTATACCGTGTACGAATACTGGACGGATGCGGAGTGCCAGGCATTCCGGCGGAGAACCGGGGATGAACTGGAACTGCTTACTTACTATGATATGTTCATAGATCCAGAGAGTGGCGAGATGGTAGCGGATTACCGGCATGATTTCGGAGAAGTACCATTCATCCCGTTTTACAACAACAATATCCATACAGATGATTTGCGCAACATTAAGCCGCTGATAGACGTATATGACAAGGTCTACAGCGGCTTTATCAATGATTTGGATGATATACAGGAATTGATCTTTGTGCTGTCTGGATATGGCGGTGAAGATCTGAATGGATTCCTATCTGATCTGAAAAAGTACAAGACCATTAAGGTAGATGGAGATGAGGGTGGTTCGGTGTCTACGCTGAACATTGAGATTCCGATTGAAGCAAGAAAAAGCGTATTGGAAGCCACCAGAAAGGCAATATTCGAACAGGGGCAAGGCTTCGATCCGCAGCCGGAGAACTTTGGTAATCAGTCTGGTGAAGCGCTGAAATTCATGTATTCGCTCTTGGAAATGAAAACCGGATTGATGGAAACAGAGTTCCGACTTGGCTTTGCTCGGCTGGTGCGAGCAATCTGCAAAGTGCTTGGCATTCAGTGCGGTACGATTATCCAGACATGGACCCGTACCTGTATCAAGAATGATACGGAGCAGGCGCAGATCTGCAAGGATTCCGTAGGAATTGTAAGTAAAAAGACGATTCTGAAAAATCATCCGCTTGTGGAAGATGCAGATGAAGAATTGAAGCAGATCGAAAAAGAAGAAAAAGAAGCGCAGGAAAAAGCTGATCTGTATTCGGGAGCATTTACGAATCAGAATAAAACAGATAACAATCAGGACAACAACGATGGCGATACGGGGCAGGATGAATGAAAAACGGTGTATATTGGAAAAAACGCTTCAAGCAGATAGAGGAATCCCAGCATCAGCAAGGGCTGCAGTGCTATGCAGACATCGAAAAGCAATATCTTGTAGCACAGCGGCAGATGGAAGCGAAAATCAATGCCTGGTATCAGCGTTTTGCAAATAATAACGCGATTTCTCTTGTGGAAGCACGCCGGTTATTAAATTCCAGTGAATTGGATGAACTGAAATGGGATGTCGAGCAGTACATACGGTACGGAAAAGAAAATGCTATCAATGGTCAGTGGATGAAGGAACTGGAAAATGCTTCCGCAAAAGTACACATCAATCGGCTGGAGGCATTGAAGCTTCAAATGCAGCAGTCATTGGAAGTGATGTTCGGGAATCAGCTTGATAGTGTTGATTCTACAATCCGTGATGTTTATCAATCTGGGTTTCTCCATACTGCCTATGAGATTCAGAAGGGGATTGGAACCGGATGGAGTTTTGCATCTCCGAATGACCGGTTGATTGATACAGTGGTCCATAAGCCTTGGGCGGCAGACGGACAAACGTTTTCAGACCGGATCTGGACGAACAAACAGAAGCTGGTCAATGAATTGAACACCACCATGGTACAGAATATCATCACCGGTGCTGATTCGCAGAAGACGATTGATGCCTTGGCGCGGAAGATGAATGTATCAAAACAGAATGCGGGCCGCTTGGTAATGACAGAACAGGCGGCCTTTTCCAATGCAGCGCAAAAGGATTGTTTTGCAGAACTTGGGGTGGAGCAGTTTGAGGTGTTAGAGACATTGGATGGTTTCACATGCAGCCTTTGTGGTTCTATGGACGGGCAACATTTTCCAATGAGCCAGTATGAAATTGGTGTGACAGCTCCGCCGTTCCATCCGAACTGCCGTGGGTGTACCTGCCCATACTTCGAAGATGAGTTTGGAGTGCCGGGAGAACGTGCAGCGCGTGGTGAAGATGGAAAAACATATTATGTACCGGGCAATATGACATATGAAGAGTGGAAATCCTCTTTTGCAGATGGTAACAATGCAGCGAAAGACCGGTTGGGAATTATCACAAACAATAATAAAAGCAACCCGAACTATTATGATTTCAAGGGTAAAAATGTGGATACGGTCGAGTCGGAAATCTGCAAGTTCGACCATGAGGTTGGAGTTATATTTGACAATGGGAAAGCGGTAAATTGCCAGTTGGGAAATGAGGATACTATAGAATTTACGAAGTATCAGCTTAAAATGATGAAAGGAAAAGATATTACTCATAATCATCCATTGAGTACGCCGCCGTCCCCAGAAGATCTGTATCTGCTGGTAAATTATAAAGTCAAAAGTTTCAGAACCTGTGGGGAAAACGGTACATATGTGTTAGAATATAATGAACAGGTAGAAAAACTTCCAGATTTCAAGACATTTAGTGATACATATGACGAAATTATATATGAATTACAAGATAAATATTATGATGAAGTGAAACATGGAATGAAAAAAGAAGATGCGATCATATTACTTGGAGAGGCTGCTTGGGAAAGATTGTATGAACTATATAATGTCAAACCTAGATTTGAAAGGCGGTAATTGTCATGAGCAAATATAAACCATATGAAATAGATAGATATAAGCTGAATCTGTTTTGCGTATGTTTGAACTGCAGTAAATACAGAGGCTCAAGAAACGATTTTTCAAAATATTGTGATGCTTATCCCAAAAATCTTCCATCTGAAATTTGGAATGGAAAAAATGTAAAATGTCCGCATTTTGAAGAAAAGCAGGGGTGATAGTATGGTGAAACTTATAAAAACATTAGATGTTCAAAACGCATCATTGAATGTGATCACAGCTGGCAGACGATTTCCGCTTGCACAATTTGCTGGGAAAATAGAGATCACAGAGCACCAGAGTATGGCACCTGTTCTTGGGAGAAGATGCAAAGGTGAAAAGAAAATCTATGCATCCTTTATTTTATGCCAGAATATTGAGTATCAGTCAGATGATACATTTAATACCGGAAAAGTATATGAAGCAGTCGGAGATGTGCAGGGAGAGCAGTCTTGTGAAAGACTGCTCTTCTCAGGACTTCGCTTTGAAGATATGGATCCGTTGGAAGGAACAGTAACACTTGAAGTGACTGATTTGGAACTGATCCGGAAAATGATAGAAATGTAAAATTGAAAGTTACCACCAGTCAGAAATGATATGGTGGTATTTTCATACCAAAAATCAATAATAACAGGGCAACCGGAAATCTATGAACCGAACAGCGCAGAGGTGACGCTAAGTAAGTTTCTCCGGCAGTCCTGTTTTTATATTGTCCGAAAGCCTTATGACGTTTAAACTGCGGCAATTTGCCCTTATGCATGGCATCAAAACTGCATACTGCCGTGGAGACACCACGCTTAAAAACGGTGCAGGAAAGGAAATTATGGAATTTTTAAAAGACATTTTAGGCGAAGACCTCTATAAGCAGGTGGCAGATGCTGTCAATGCTCATAACGGAAAGCCGGAGAATAAGGAGAAGCAGGTGAAGATCGCAGACCTTGGATCTGGTCAGTATGTTGACAAAGGCAAGTATGATACCGCCGTGGCAGAAAAAGAGAATCTTGCCGGTCAGATCAAAACGCTTAATACTACGATCGGGGATCTGAAAAAGAACAATGCAGACAATGAGACATTACAGAACACCATTGCGGATCTGCAGACGAAGTTAAAAGATCAGCAGACAGCCAATGACCGGATCTCAAAGACCTATGCGCTGAAAGATTCCCTCACAAAGCAGGGCGTACTTGATCCGGATTATCTGATCTACAAAGCTGGTGGACTTGACAAGTTCACATTTGACAAAGAGGGTAAGCCGGTCGGCGTAGAGGAAGAAGTAAAGCCGTACAAAGAAGATAAGACAATGGCACATCTGTTCAAACAGGAACAGCCGAAGCCACCGTATCATCCACAGGGTGGCACCGGCGGCGCAGGAACTGCGAACCCATTTGCAAAAGAGACGTTCAATCTGACCAAACAGGGTGAACTTTTAAAATCCAATCCGGAGCAGGCAAAGGCACTGGCCGCAGCCGCCGGAGTAACATTATAACAGTATGAAAGGAAGATGATTTATGGCAATTACAAAAATTGCAGACGTGATCGTACCGGAGCTTTTTAACCGGTATGTAATCAACAGAACAATGGAGCTGTCCGCGTTTTTCCAGTCGGGGATCGTGGTAAACAGCCCGGAATTTGATATGCTTGCATCTGAGGCGGCAAGAACACACAACATGCCGTTTTTTGAGGATTTACAGGGAGAATCTGAACCAACACTTGAGGATGTAGAAATGACACCGGCAAAGATCGGTTCTAACAAAGATGTATCCACCACAATCCTTCGTCAGAAGATGTGGGCAGCAACTAACCTGTCCGCTGCACTTGCCGGAGCGGACCCGATGAAAGCGATCGGTGATCTGGTGGCACAGTACTGGGCGCGCGATATGCAGAAAGAATTGATTGCGATTCTTGCGGGGGTGTTTGGAACCACCACGGCAGATCCAAGCGGAACACCGAAAGCAGAGACCAGAATGGCGGATCATATTCTCGATCTGTCCACAGGAAAGACAGATGCAGCAAAGCAGATCAGTGCATCCGCATTTATTGACGCGTGTCAGATGCTTGGAGATGCACAGGCACAGCTTACTGGTGTGGCGATGCACTCTGCAACAAAGTCTTATCTGAAAAAGTTGAATCTGATTGAGACCGAGCGTGATTCTACCGATGTGGAATTTGATACTTACCAGGGAAGACGTGTGACCGTGGATGATGGCTGCCCGGTTGAAGATGGAGTATACACAACATATCTTTTTGGCAATGGAGCGGTTGCCTATGGTAATGGTTCTCCGGTCGGTCATGTAGCTACTGAGACGGATCGTGACAAGAAGACAGGTGGCGGTGTGGATTATCTGATTAACCGTAAAGCGTTTATCCTGCATCCGAGAGGAATTGCATACACTGGTGCAAAACGTGAGCATGTGGAAACTCCAACTAGGGCAGAACTTGCAATGGCAGAGAACTGGAAGCCGGTATATGAGCCGAAGCAGCTTAGAATCGTGGCTATTAAACACAAGATCGGGTAAGCCTATGGATCTGGCAAAGTTAAAGGCACTTCTTGGAATTGAGGATGATTCCAAGGATGTGATTCTTGAATTTGTCATTGCGGACGTAGAGGAGACCATAAAGAACTATTGTCATGTGGAGGAAATGCCGAAAGGACTGGTGAACACCGGATACCGTATGGCGATGGATCTGTACCGGAATGAGAATATTGGAAGCGAGACAGCAGCAGTTGGAGCGGTTTCTTCTATCTCTGAGGGAGATACCTCTACATCTTTCCAACAGTATGTAGATGCTAATTTCAAAGACACAGTGCTGAAAAATTATAAGTCCTCACTAAACAGATACAGGAAGGTGGCGTGGAAATGATCGCGGATGCAATCAAGCAGGCACAGGCACTTGCAAGGAAAGCCCAGGAAGCCACATATGATGGCAGATGTACGGTTATGGAGCATCAGAAATTGAAAGATCCAAAAACCAGAATTACAACAGAAAAAGATGTGGTGGTATTGGAAGATGAACCATGCCGCTTATCATATTCCAGTGTCAGTGCAGTGGATCAGACGGAATCAGCAGCAAAGACGGCACAGGTCACAAAGCTGTTTTTATCTCCGGACGTGCAGATCAAGCCGGGAGCAAAGATTACAGTAACACAGGCTGGTGTGACACAAAACTATAAATGCGGCAGTGTGGCAGCAGTATATCCGACGCATCAGGAGATTGTGTTGCAATTATCAGAGAGGTATGCATGATGGGAATGGGAAGCGTGGATATGCGGGAACTGGTGAAGTTTCAGGAAAATTTGAATAGATTGGCAGGCAGCGAGGATACAAGGAATTCTTTTTGTGAATCATGTGCAAAGGAACTTGCGGCCAGATTGCTCACAAAGGTAATCAAAAGGACACCTGTAGGAAAATATCCAGCAAGTACAGGCAAGGTTGGTGGTACTCTTCGAAGAGGGTGGACTGCAGGTAATAAAGAAGGAGTACAGGCGGCTGTTGATAGCATTCAAGTTACAAAATCAGGGAACCAGTACACCATTAAAATTATGAATCCAACTGAGTATGCGAGCTTTGTAGAATTCGGACATCGAACAGCAAACCATAACGGATGGGTTAAAGGGCAGTTTATGATGACTATTTCTGAAAATGAAATCAAACGTATGGCTCCTGGGTTACTGGAAAAGAGACTGGAAGAGTTCTTGGGAGGTACATTCAATGATTAACAACGTGATAGCCGGGATAGCAATTGCCCTGAACCAAGAGTTTGGGGATGATTATGAAATTTATACAGAGGAAATAAAGCAGGACTTGAAAGAGCCTTGCTTTTTTATTACCCTCTTAAATCCATCCAAGACAGATTTCCCATCCAAACGGTATTTGATGGACAATCCATTTTGTATACAGTATTTCCCGGAATCGGAGGACAATCCGAATAGTGAATGCCGCGATGTAGCTGATCGTATGTTATGGGCGTTGGAGAATATTACGCCTTTGGATGCAGACAGGCCGGTACGAGGGACGGACATGCATCATGAGATTACAGACGGAGTGCTGAATTTCTTTGTAAATTACAATTATTTCGTCCGCAAGGTAGAGACTCCGGCTCCTCTTATGGAAACCATTACAACAATATTACATTTGAAAGGATAGGTGAACAATATGGGCGATACAAAGCCAGAAGTAAAACCGCAGGCATCTGCGGATGTATTTACAAAGCAGCAGCTGGCAGAATCCAAACGCTATAAGAAACAGCGGGATCTGCTGGAAGCGTTGCTGGAAGATGGAAAAACATATACGATTGCGCAGGTGGATAAGATCACCGGTGATTATCTGAGAAAGGAAGTGAAGTAAATGGCATTTTGCGGAGGAACATGGATAACCCAGAACAAAGTGCTTCCGGGCGCGTATATCAATGTCGTGAGCGCAGGGATTGCATCCGCGGCACTGTCGGATCGTGGTATTGCAACAATGCCGCTGGAACTTGACTGGGGACCAGAAGATAAAATTTTTAAAGTTACCACAGGGGATATGCAGAAGTATTCGAAAAAGATCTTCGGATATGGATATACCGATGAAAAAATGAAAGGTCTGAGGGATCTGTTTGCCGGGGGAACTTTGGTACTGTATGCATACCGGTTAAACGGCGGTGGGGTAAAAGCGGCTAATGACTATGCTACGGCAAAGTACACCGGTATCCGCGGAAATGATATCAAGATCTCCATTGCAAAGGATATAGATGATCCGGATTCATGGAATGTAACAACATATCTTGATACATCCCGTATTGAGGTGCAGAATGTCAAGAAAGCGGCTGATCTGAAAGACAATGATTATGTTTCTTTTAAAACAGAATCCATGGAACTTGCAGCAGTTGCATCCGCGGCACTGACCGGTGGAACTAATGGTACGGTCGATGGTGATGCGCATGCGAAGTATCAGGCAAAGGCAGAAGCATATGGATTCAATACCATGGGCGTTGTGATTACTGACGAGGTAACCAAGAAGCTGTATGTGGCATATGTAAAGCGTATGCGTGATGAAGTTGGTAAGAAGTTTCAGCTTGTGCTTTACAAGTCGGATGCTGACTATATGGGAGTTATTTCCACACCGAATAAAACGACGGACGAGGGCTGGCCGGAAGCATCCGCTGTATATTGGCTTACCGGGGTGGAATGCTCCACTGCGGTGAATAAGTCCTGCGAGGGCAGAGTGTACGATGGTGAATTTTCCATTGAGCCAATTGACAATGATCTGGAAGATTATATCAAAAAGGGACAGCTTGTGTTTGATAGAAATGATGATGAAATTGAGATTCTAAGTGATATCAATACACACATAACCATCACGGAAGATTGCAACGAATTTTTTTGCGACAATCAGACAATCAGGGTTGTAGACCAGCTTGCAAATGATGATGCACTGCTCTTTAAGACACGGTTCCGTGGGAAGTTCCCAAATGATGATCCAGGGCGGAACAGCTTGAAAAGTGGGCTGTGCGAGATCCGTGAAAAATTACAGAATTTGCGGGCTATTGAGAATTTCAAGCGGGATAATGTCACCGTGGAACAGGGAGAATCAAAGAAATCGGTAGTCGTTAATAATACGGTTGAAGTTGTAAATGCCATGAGTATTATGTACATGACTACAGTAGTGAAATAAGGGGGTGAAGTATAAATGAATAATGTGATGCTTGCAAAGGATTCTATCTCTGCAGCTCTTGCAGAGTGCTACGTGACAATTGGTGAACGTAGATACAATCTGATGACCGCAATCAAGCTTGAAGCGAATTTCAAGAAGAACAAGGCAAAGGTTCCAACTCTTGGCAAGACAGGAAAGGGAAATAAGTCGGTATCATGGGAAGGAACCGGATCTTGTACACTACATTATAATACGAGCATTTTCCGTAAAATGATGCTTGATTTTAAAGACACTGGT